GCACTGCCTTAAAAAAAGGCATAAATGAAACGCATAAAACAGGGGTTTACCAGACTTTTGGTGAGTTCCCAAGTTTGGCTAAAAACAGACACTGCGTTGCCTGCGTAATTTGAATAAAGTAATAGAATCAAACAAATCCAACATCGTCAAATAAATAATGACCGACGTCAAAAAAACAACCACTCACGGACAAATCGCTCAGGCACTCGGGGTGTCGGTTGCGCGTATTACTATTTTAAAAAAGGAGGGGATGCCGACCGATTCGATTCAAGCTGCGCTCAACTGGAGACAAGCCCGGGAAGATGAGCGAAGACGCCTTGCACCGATCGTGGTGGAAACTCTCGACGATGGCTCAATCGCCGAACGCATTCGTATTCACCGCATCAAGGTCAACATGGCTGGCGAAGTCTGGGAGCAAAGTATCCGCGAGCGAGACCCGAACCAGGGCAAGTATCAATCGAGCTATAACTCGTCGCTTAAAACATTGTTAAATTTAGAGGAAGAACAGGAACGACGTGCAATCCTCGCCAAAGATTTTATTAAATCGACGGAGGCCCGAGAGGCGATGCTTCAAATCGTATCGGAGATTTTAACCAGATTGGACAAGTTGGCTTTGGACACTGCGGAAGGTTGCAATCCTGAGAACCCTGCGAAAGCCGTGAAGGTGCTGGAGGCGTGGGCTAGAAAGACACGCTCAGAGATTAGTAGTATATGAGAAAGAAATCGGTTAAAAAACCACTGCGATTACTTCCCCGCAGACGGATGCCTAAACCGACCCGACCATTTAACGACAAACGCAAACGAGCATACAAACGAGAAATTAGAAAACAATTAGACGATGAATAAATCTGATTTACTTTTATTAGCGCGTGAAGCGATTAAACCTTCTGACTCGGGGGACATCGTCGATTGGCTCGAAGCAAATGTCTATGCAATCCCTGACTCGCCTATTCCCGGCCCGTTCCGATCAGACCGAACTCCGTGGATAGCGGAGGCATTGCGTATCGCAGCTGACCCAGAAACTCGAATGATGACGGTGCTGGCGTCGATTCAATCGGGTAAATCTTTGTTCGCCCGTTTGTTTTCCTGCCACGTCATCGCTAACCAACCCGGCCCGATGATGATACTTCAAGCCAATGATACAGAAGCGAAAGACTTTATGCTTCGTTACTGTCGGCCTTTGTGGAAACACTGCCCGCCTGTTCAGGAACGAATGACCGAAGGCGATAGCGACCGTTCATCGATTGCAGACTTCGACCGAATGATGATTTACTCTCGAGGCATTTGGAACGAGGCAAATCTTCAACGCCTTTCACTTCGTTACACAATCGCAGACGAATGCTGGCTTGCACCGAACGGACACTTAGCGGAACTCTCAGCTCGAGTAACTGCTTTCGGCTGGCTTGGTAAAAGAATATTTATGTCTCAAGGCGGGAACGCTGGCTCAGAATTTCACTCGCTCCATGAAGGAACGGATTGCCGAGATTGGAATTTTAAATGCCCTGACTGCGGTTTTCTTCAGCCGTGGGTGTGGGAGCAAATAAGATTCCCAGAGGAAGCCAAAGCAACGGGATCATGGGATTTAAAATTAGTTTCCGAAGGCACGACTTACGAATGTGTTCACTGCTCTAAAAAATTAGCGGATAATAACGCGGTAAGACTCGAGGCAAATTCACAAGGTCAGTTTGTAGCTACAAAAACGGCCTCGACAAAAGGACACATCGGCCTGCATTGGAACTCGCTTGCAACGATGTCGTGGGGCGAACTTGGCGTACTCATGTTGAAGGCAAAAGAAGTGAGCGACACTTACGGAGACGAAGAACCCCGCAGAATATTTAAACAGAAACGCTTGGCACTTCCATGGAGCGAAGAAGGTGGCACGATGATTACCACACCCGAAGCCGGTGAATATAAACTCGACGATGACTGGGCGGGCGAAGCCGTAATCAATGCCAGGGGTAAAGTGTTAGACCGTGATGACGAAGGTGCGAAGGGTGCAATTCCTTTCCGCACGATGGGCATAGACGTTCAGCGCGGACACTTCTGGGTTTGCATACGACGATGGGGAAAGATGGGACACTCTCGACTCAAGGCATTTGCTCGAATCGATACTTGGCAGGGCCTAGAAGAGTTTGCGAAACTACACGACATTCACAAGGCGATGGTCTTCGTTGACTCAGGTGACAATACTCAGGAAGTATATCGCGAATCTACTAAGCGAGGTTGGAAGTGTGCGCGTGGCTCAGGTAACGATGACTTCGCTAGCACTGATAAGAACGGTGTGACCGTCCGCAGATTCTACTCCGAGAAACAACGCATACTTGTACCTGGCTTACCTACGCGTTGCGAGCTAGTGGTCTGGTCTAACTTAGCCGGGAAAGATTTACTTCACGGCCTCCGATCACGACGCCTTCACACTTACGCCCTCGACGCTACGGCAGATTACATCGAGCAGCTAAACTCCGAGGTACGGGTTAAGGACAAGCGGACGGGCAAGCCGATGTGGATACTTCCGCAGGGTAAGAAGGATAATCACGCTTGGGACTGCGAATTGTTAGCCCTCTTAGCTGCGGTCAGGTGGGGTATTGTAGGCCGAGATTCAAGTGAAACAAATTTGACAACCGATGAACCCGTACCAAACTAATCTTTGCAGGTTACCTAGTCTCTTGTTTTGTCGTTGTTGGGAACATTGGCATAGGGGCATGGGGCTAGGTAATCTGTTCCTTGCCAATTTCGTAAAGTTTATGGCATCAGGCATATTCATCGGATTATCTGAAGACGAACTTTTAGCAATCCGCGTTAAGGCACTTGCGTCAATTACATCGGGTACGGTCACAATGTCCTACTCCGATTCTGGCTCTTCAGTCAGCAGACAATTCGCAGGCATGACTCCGAAAGAAGCACTGAGCGAAGCAATGTATGCTTTATCAATTTTAGACCCGTCACAATATGGTACTGTCCGCACTGTAGTACGCGGTGCATTCCGACGTAACGATTTCTAAAATATTTATGCCACGCAAGCCATCAATAAAAATTAAGAAACCGTCGGCCTCAAAGAAGGCTAACATGGGCGGGTGGAATATGAATAATTTCAGCACGACTCGTGCGCAGTTATTTGCTCCCGTAGCCCAAGACCAACGTCGTGACTTAAGCCCCCGTGACCGCGTTGAGATGATGCGTCGTACGCGTTGGGGTGATCGTAACTCCGGCATCGTCCGTCAGATTCTCGGTGACTTAACACAGTATGCAATCGGTGACGGCATCCGTCCGCAGTCTCACTGCAAAAACGCAAAACTTTACGAGCAATACTTTTACGACTGGTCTCGCAAATGCGACATCACAAATCGCTTTTCGTTCGCTCAGGCTCAATCAATTCTTTTACGTTCCGCAGCTCGAGACGGTGACTCTTTCGCAATCAAGGTACGCAACGCAAGCGGAAGCCCTAAATTACAACTCGTTGAAGCCCACCGCGTAGGCAATCCCGTACCGCCTGAAAAGGAAGTACCTGGTATGCACGACGGAATGATGTTCGGTGCATTCGGTGAACTGACTGGCTTTAATGTTTATCGCTCGGACGGAACGTCCCGCACTGTGTTCGCTAATGCGATGATGCAAATCGTCGATATGGAATACGCAAGCGGAGCAAGAGGCACTTCAATCTTAGCCGCTTCGTGGAACGACATCCAAGACGAAATGGAAATTTTAGCGATGGAGAAAATCGGTGTGAAGGCTTCTGCCGATGTGTCCTTAGTACTAAATAAAAAAGAAGGTGTCATCGATGAGAACATGGCTTTTGAATTAGGAGCAATGCCTCCTTCAAATGGTCTTGGCAATATGGCGGTTCAAATGGGTGGCAAAATTGTTGCCCTCGACGTAGGTGAATCTTTAACAAGCCTGCAAAGCAATCGCCCATCGCCTACCTTCACCGGCTTTCTCAAATCGATTCAGCAAGACATCAGTCGTGGTATCCTGCCTTACAGTTTCGTTACGGACTCCTCGGGCAACACAGGCCCAGGGCTTCGCTTAGACATCGCTAAGGCCGACCGCACTTTCCAGAAGTGGCAGAACTTAATCATCGAACAACTTTGCATCCCATCGTGGGGTTATGTTATCGGTGACGCTATTGCGAACGGTGATTTACCCGACGATCCCGAGTGGAATAAAGTTTCATGGACAACGCCTAAGCGCGTAACCGTTGACGCAGGCCGTGAAGCTGCGAACGACCGTGCAGATATGGAACTAGGTCTAATCTCCGCTAGTGAACTCTACGCTCAACGCGGATTAGACTTCCGCAGTGAGATGGCTAAACGAGCCGAGGATATGGCTTTCATAATTAACCTGGCTAAGACCAGTGGCATCCCTGTTGAGATGCTTTACAAGCCTACCAACATTCAACCAGGTACATTCGCCCCTTTAGCGCCTAACGCTTTCGTTGACCCTGAAGCAGACACTTCATCGCCCGACGCACTTATCGACCAAAACGAAGACCCTAACTCCGCAGACTAATTTTAAAATGAGATTCCTAAACAAAGCACTCAACGGTCGTAGCCCAATGCTAATTGACCCCATCACTGCGAAGCAATACGCACTCGACGCTGAAAAATTCGGCTTCACTGATTTGCTCGCTCAAGTGTTCGGCGAAGTAGCCAAGCCCTACAAGGTCGGCTCATACGGCATTATCCCTGTGGTCGGTGTTATCGGTAAAGGTTTAAGCCCGCTTGATAAGATGACAGGTGCAACCGACATCAATCAAATCTCGGATGACATGGACGATTATTTAGACGACGCAGAAGTTAAGACGATAATCTTTCACATTGATTCGCCCGGTGGTGTAGTCGGTGGGGTTGAAGAACTTGCCCGCAAGATTGCTAACTCACGGAAGGCAACCATTGCGTACACTGATGGGATGATGTGTTCAGCTGCATATTGGCTCGGCTCGTCTGCTGATCGCGTAATCGCAAGCCCTTCTGCTACGGTCGGCTCAATCGGTGTCTATATGAATTTAATCGATGTGTCGCAGGCCTACGCTGAAATGGGCGTCAAAGCCGTCGTGATTAAATCTTCGGCTACTCCTTACAAAGGGGCGGGCATCGAAGGCACAAGTTTAAGCCCTGAGCAGATTGCCTACTTCCAAAACGAAGTGGACGATATTTATAATGACTTCGTTGCCTCGGTTAAATCGAAACGCAAGATGGCGTCGGACGAAGCGATGAAGGGTCAATCGATGTCTGGCAAGATTGCATCGTCGATGGGTCTATTGACTGGCCTAAGCGATTCTCTCAGCGACGTCATTAACTAATGGAAGTGCCGGACTACGTTGCGGACTCTGCACGTCGTGGTCTTAAGTGGCACGCCGAGGGTAAATCTGGTGACGGCGTAACCGATCAGACTATCTCAGAAGCCCGAGCAATGGCAGGTGGTAATGTCTCGGAGGATAAACTCCGCAGAATGAACCCGTGGTTTCAACGCCACCGTCCTGATATGGACGCACCTAAAAACAAACCAGAGAACGAAGACTTTCCCGGTGCTGGTGCAGTGGCTTGGGCATTATGGGGTGGCCCGACATCGGGAGACATCATGCGAACTGCTAAATGGGCGGAGGCCGAAGTTGAACGCTTAGATAATGATGCCGTTGCCAAATTAGTAAATTGTATGACAATCGAAGAACAACTCATCAAGGCCGTTTCTGACTTAACCTCAGCAACTGTTGAACGTGACGAACTACGCGCTAACTTAGAAAACGCCGTAGCCAAAGAAGCCTCTGATTTTAAAACCACTCTTGAGCAAAACGCTTCACTCTTAATTGAGCGCGACGCACTTGCTAAAGAAAAGGCTGAACTGATTGCTCAAATTTCTGAACTCCAAACTAAGAACGTATCCGCTTCAGTTGAAGCCGCTAAGATTGCTTCTTCCGTTGGTGTCAACCCGGTCGAACTTTCTCCTTCCGATAAATCTGACGAACCCGTCAAAGCAGTGAATCACCTCGAAGTGTTCCTGGCTATGGACATGGGTGCAGAACGATCCGCTTACTTCGCTAAGCACAAGAACGAAATCATTCGTTCAATCTAATTTTTCTCTAATCACTAATCACTCACTAAAATAACATGGCTAATTCCATCGCAACAGCACCATCGATTCTCGCTGAATCCGTGATTGCTTCAATCAAAGGCAAACTTCCTGCTCTTAAATCTTTCTCCAGTGTTTTCAGCACTCTCGAAGGACAAGCTGGTAAGTCTGTTTTCGTTCCTCTCGTAGGAACTTCCACCGCAACTGAGTTTGGTGCTTCTGGCTACCTTACCCAAGATGACGCTACCTTAACGAATGCAACTGTAACCCTGAAACACTTCAAAGTGTCCAGCCGTTTCAGCCCTCTCGACGTTAAGTCGTACGGCGCACAGTACCTCGTCAACGCTTTCACTCCGACCGCAGCTAACGCTATCGCCGAAGCCTGCTTAGCCGAAGTATCTGCTTTAATCACTAACGCTAATTACTCCAGCAATGCAGTAACTGGTGCAGCTCTTTCCTACGCTGAAGTCGTAACCGCTAAAGGCGTACTCGATGCAGCTAAGGCCAGCGACACTCGCGCGTTAATCTTAAACTCGACTTACGCTAACAACCTTTTAACCGACGCTCAAATCGCCGCTGCTTACGCATTAGGCGCTCAAGTAATTCAAACTGGTCAAATCGGTCAAATTGGTGGAATGTCAGTATTCCAATTCACCTCACTTCCTACTAACTCGGAAAATCTCGCTGGCTTCGCTTGTGGATCAGACGCTATCGCAGTCGCTTCCGGTCTTCCTATGAGTGAAATCCCTGGCTTTGAATCCGCAGTAGCAGTTGACGCTGACACTGGTCTCGGTATTCAAATCATCATGGGTCAGGAGCAAAGCGGTTTCTACAACGTAACTGCTACCCTGCTCTTCGGTGCAGCTAAAGGTCGCGCTACGAGCTTAACTCGCTTACTCACTGCCTAATCCGCAGTCGTAAGGACGATAAAGGCCCTCACTGGAAACGGTGGGGGTTTTTTGTTGCCCGACGCTTTACCCGTCTTCGCCATCAAAACGCCTCTGAAGGCATCCTAGACCCCTTTACCACCCCATTTCCAAGACCGACAATAGTATGAGTATCTACGCAGACTTTGCCCAAGACGCTAAAGATATGTTAGCCGATTTCGGTGTGACTGGTTCAATCGCTAGTGGCCCAACATTCCTCTGCATGATTTCAGACCCAGTGTTAACTCAGGTACTCGAGGCGGGTGGTTATCAAGACCGCACACAATTCTCGGTAAAGGTAACGGCAACGACTACCGCGTGGACTGCGAGCGATGGACGCGTAGGTGCTTCAGCTGCACTCCTCTCGGCTGGCCTTCCAATCGCTTCCCTGGCTATCGGTAAAAAAATTACGGCTGGTGGCAAATCTGTCCGCATCACTTCGCAGACTTACAAGCCCGGCTCGGCGTGGATCATACTCGTCGTAATAGACGATAACCAGTAATGGTTGATGTAAAGGTCAGGATTGACCCGAAGACCTTTGAAGAATTTCAACAGGCTTGTGAAGACTTTGCAAAGGGCCTCGGAGTAGATACTCACGACGTAGCAATTCGGCAGGCACATTTAATCTGCATGGATGCTATGAACTTTACGCCTCCGATGGCGCGAAGTGGTGGCGGTGGTTTGTCTATTGGTGCAAAACAAACGGGCGAAGGTGCAGTGAAAGCGGACATAAAATCAATGTCAATTAGTGCCAACAAACGCTCAGCTGCCTTTATGATGTACCGTCAAATCGGCACAGCCGCATATCGAAACGACAGGGGACACTTTGACCGCATTATAAATCTTTCAACGAGTGCTTTGAAAACAGTTAAAAATAGCATCATGATTAAGATAGCCAATGACCCTGATCACGAGCGTGCATTTAAGAAAGCCCGCAATCTCTTTGCTAAAGCCATTCCACAAAACACTTCCGATGGTGTGTACGAAAAAATTTATACAGATTTAAAAGAACCCCACGATAAATTAAAGACTCGATATAACGGCAGAAAAATCCGTAAAAAATTAAATTGGATTAACAAATACATCACTGACTACCAATATGTAATTGATAGAGAAGTGGAGAGAAGTAATGCAAATGTCGGTGCATTAAAAGCCGGCTGGTTTAAGGCAAAACAACGCATACCAAAAATGAAAGGTCGAGCCGTTCAGAAACCCGGCGGTAGTGTGCCTGTGTGGGTTAGCCGTCACGGTGCGCCTAATGGCTTAACTAATTACAGTTACAATGATACTAATTTAAGTATCTCACTAGTTAATTTAATCGGCAATAATAACAATGTTGCAACTACAGCCGGCACTAAGAACATTGTGTACGGTAATCGCGTAAAACAAATGCCTAAAGAACTTGAGAATATCCTCGCAGCTCGAGC